GTGGAAGCGTCTGCACTTGAAGGAATACAATCTCATCATCAAGATGAATCCTCCAAGCAACTTCTATGAGTTGCGAGAATCACAAAAGCTAGAACTCAAAGTGAATAATTTCAACAGCCTAGGACAAAATCCAACCATCTCACCAACATACATGCAAAAGAGATTGCTGGGTTGGAATGACATTGAAATCAAAGCCAACAGAGAGTTCTTGCGCAAAGACAAAGAGTTTGCATGGGAATTGGCGCAGATTGAATCAGCTGGTCCAGGGTGGAAAGCAGCTCAGACACAGGCTCAAAATGCTTCTTCAGAATCAGAAGATGCTGCAGGTGCTGCTGGTGCTGCAGCTTCACTGGGCATTCCACCTGGTGCACCAGGCATATCTGGCTTGCCACCTGATTTTGGTGGAGCAGCTGCATCGCCTGCAACAGCTGGTGCTCCTGCACCAGCTCCAGAAGGTGCACCACCTGCACCAGCCCCAGCAGCAACCCCAGCAGCATAGCCTAAATAAGGCTATATGGCTTGCTCTATTTTACCAGTCTCAGCTTTTCAAAGCACCAACTTAAACAACAAGATTGATTCATTCAATCGTCTTGCAGACAGAATTGTACGCAGCATGGGTGCACCCATTGTTACCATTGAAGTGCATCAAGACCAGTTGTTTGAAAACATTGCCATTGCATGTGAGTTTTTTACCAAGTATGCAGGATACACCAAAGAATATTTGGTATTTGATTCTTCATTGTATACACAAGATCAAGGCATCAGAATTGATCACTTGTTTACCATCAAGGCAAGTGATACACTTGCCAACAGACTTGCACACAAAACTCCATCTCGTTCTACATCATCTTACATCTCAGCAATGCCTGTTGTATATGTTTGTGTAAGTGCAGTAGAAGCATCTGTATTTTCTTCTTTGTCTGCATTGAGTGCAACTTTAGCATCAGCAGCTGGCATTCAATACAATGAAATCCTTGACACCAGCACTTACAATCAATTGAGTGCAGCTTTGTTGACCAGTCCATCTGTATCTGGCTACAACTTTGCTGGTCGCTTTTTGCCATCTGTTAATGAGAGATCACTTACAATTCAAGGCAGCAATGCTCAATATGTTGATATATACAACAACATGTTTGATTATGATACCATGGATTATCGCAAAGTCATTGCCATCACTGATTTTGAAGAAGGTGAATCCACTGGCATCAATACATTGTTTACCATTGAACAAACATTGGCACAACAAACATACTTCTCATATGCCATGGGCAACTATGGGTTTGACCTGGTATCATGGTACACCCTCAAAACGTGGTTGGATACCAGAGAGAAAATGTTGGCACTCAAACGTGCATTTGAATTTGACGAAAGAACTCAAGTGCTGCGCATGTATCCACAACCTACCAACAGTTCTAGTTTCTATGGATGTTTGCCTTGCTGGGTTGAGAGACCACTGAGAGATGTTGTCAAAGAGCCATGGGTGTATCAATATGCATTGGCACTCACCAAGATTTCTGTTGGTTATGTTCGTGGCAAGTATGGTTCATTGCCATTGTTTGGTGGTCAAGTTTTCTCATCAGACATTGTAACGCAAGGTTTAACCGAGAAAGATAAACTGGAGCAGATGATGTTGACTGGTGCTTCTCCTGGCATGGGTGATGCTGATCCCATTATGTTCTTTGTTGGATGACAATACAAATTCAATAAACTATAATAGTAGTCATAGATTTATATCCAGTAAACATATAAATAAAAGCATGCCTTATAAACTACTAGTTGAAACTCCAGCTCCGACTGAAGAATATGATATCATTTACGAAGAAAAGGATCGCAATTCTCCTGGTTCAATGTTCATCAGAGGTCCATACATGATGGCAGAAGGTGTCAACAGAAACAAGCGCTTTTATCCTTTGCATGAGATGGAACGTGAAGTGGGCAGATACAAGCAGGAAATGATTGTAGAACGTCGCGCCATGGGTGAGCTCAATCATCCTGCTACAGCTGATGTCAATTTGGAAAGAGCATGTCATTTGGTAACAGAGATGTGGCAAGATGGCAATGTATTTTATGGTAAATCCAAAATTCTTACTACACCATGTGGTCTCATTGTTCGTTCTCTTGTCAATGATGGTGTCAAAGTTGGCATGAGCTCCCGTGCATTGGGTCAATTGGTTGAAGAAAGTGGCTACTCCAAAGTCAAAGAAATGCGATTGGTAGCCATTGACTGTGTTGCTGATCCCAGCTTCTCCAAAGCATTTGTCAATGGTATTTTGGAAAGTAAACAGTGGGTTTTAGCAGCTGATGGTACCTTTGAAGAAAGTTATGATCGTTTTGAAAAAAGCATTAAAACATTGCCAAAAAAAGATATGGATGTTTTCTTGCGTGAACAGTTCATTAAATTCATCAACAGCATTAAATAATAACAATGAATAAGTTTGAAAAACAAAACATTTTGAAATTTATTAGCTCACTTGGTCAAAAAAATTACAGTGAGGCCAATAAATATTTGGGTACAGTGGTAGAGAGCAAGCTCCGCACTCGTATCTCCAACGCAGCTAAAAACAGCAACCCTTTCAAATAATATGGCAAAAGACAACATCGCCCAAGTTCTTAAAGAAGCAACTCAAGGTCTATTGACTGAAGAGTCACTTTCTGCTATTGAAAAAGTTTTCAATGAAGCTGTCAACAGCAAAGTTCAACTCAACGTTGAACAAGCTCTTGTCAGTCAAGATGAAGAATACGCTGCCAAGCTCAAGAATTTACTTGAAGCCATTGATGTAGATCACAGCCAAAAAATGATCAAAATTGCTGAAGCAATTGATAACAACAATGCCAAAAAGCTTACACTGGTTGTTAACAGATACCGCAAAGCTCTTTATACAGAGGCCAAAGGATTTGAAAAGAACTTGGTCAAAATGATCAGCATGTACATGGAAAAGTACATTGATGCCAAGATTCCATCTGAATCCATCAATGAAGCTGTTCGCAATCGCCAAGCATTTACAATTTTAGAAAATCTCCGCCATTCATTAGCCATTGACACAACTCTTATGAAAGAGTCTGTTCGCAGTGCTGTTATTGATGGCAAGAAACAAATTAATGAAGCTCATCATGAGCTTGAGAACCTACGTGTGCAAGCTCAAGAGCTGCAACGCCGACTTGATAGATCCAACGCTGAGTTGGTGTTCGAGCACAAGACAGCACATTTGTCTGATAAGAAGCGCACTTATGCGCGCAAAGTTCTTTCTGGCAAATCTGCTCAGTTCATTGCTGAGAACCTGGATTACACCATTGGTCTGTTTGACAAGTCTGAACAAGAACGCGTAGATGTTCTCAAAGAACAAGCAAAGTTTTACACAGTTGCAAATGAAGAAGTTCCCCTTGTAGAGCAAGTGGAAGAGGACAACATCCTCGAAGAACAAGCTTACGTCAGCAACTATATGTCTGAACTGCGCAAGTACTAAAAGATTTTTAACATGAGACATATTATGTCTGAGTTACATGGGAAATTTTCCCATGATATTATAGGAAAAATACTGCGATGAAACAACAAATTAGGCCAACACAAGCTTATATAAGTCAAGATCGTGCACGTGCTCTCCTTGAGAAGTGGACTCCAGTTTTGGATTACACTTCCAAGAATGTAGCGCCTATTGAAGAAGAACACACTCGTCTCAACACTGCTATGCTACTGGAAAACCAGGAACAGTGGTGCTTGAGCGAAGCCAACATTTCTGGAGGTGGAACCGGTGGGTCCGCATTCGGTAGCGTTGGTAGTGCAAACCAATTCTCTGGCGATACATATGCTGCAGGAGATGCTCGTCTGCCCAAGATCTTGATTCCAATGATTCGCCGTACCTTCCCCGAACTGATCAGTAATGAGATCGTCGGAGTTCAGCCAATGAGTGGCCCAGTGGGCCTCGCATTTGCTCTGCGTTACAAATACACCAATACTCCTCTTGGAGCAAGTCCCTTCACTGATGGTGCAGGTACTACACCTGGTAGTGGCCGTACGCAGTTTGGTGCATCTAGCGCGGAATTGGGTTACCAATTCCTTGATACTAGATACACTGGTACAAGCTCCACCTCTCTGACTGGTTTGGCTGGCGTCTGGTCTTTTGCTGACCAAGACAAGGGTGTTGCTGAACTTTTGAAGAACTTCGAAATCAACAGCAATATCCCAACTGTCGAGGTAAGCTTCGAGAAAACAGCTGTTGAAGCTGGTACTCGTAGACTTGGTGCTCGCTGGAGCGTGGAATTGGAACAAGATTTGAAGAACATGAACGGTATCGACATTGATGCTGAGATTACAAATGCTATGGCATATGAAATCCAAGCTGAAATCGACCGTGAAATGATCATCAGAATGATCCAATCCGCACTCAATGGCAGCCGCTACTCTTTCTGGAGCCCAGCTTCAGCAGATGGCCGTTGGCTCGTTGAGCGCAACCGCGACTTCTACCAAAGACTGATCATTGAATCTAACAGAATTGCTGTCCGCACTCGTCGTGGTGCTGCAAACTTTATCGTGGCAACCCCACGTGTTTGCGCCATCCTCGAAATGCTGCCAGAATTCCAATGGGTACCTGTCCAAGGCAACGTAAACACCCAGCCAACTGGTGTTGCCAAAGTAGGTAACCTTGGTGGTAGATTCAATGTATACCGCGATACTCGCACAGAAGTGCAGAATGTCAGCGTATACGGACAACAAGGTTATGGCAATCCACCATCAGGTGGCATTGAATATGCCTTGCTTGGTTACAAGGGAAGCGAATTCTATGATAGCGGTATCGTGTACTGCCCTTACATCCCTGTAATGGTGCAGCGTACAATTGGTCCCAATGATTTTGCTCCACGCGTCGGTCTATTGACTCGCTACGGTGTGGTTGACAATATCTTTGGTGCTGACTTGTACTATCACATTATCATTATCCAGAATTTAGGTACTGCGTTTACTCCAGGATCACAAAGCGTCTACTTCTAAACGAAGGGAAAACGGAAAATTCAGCGTTGAGGGATTGCTACCTCAACGCTTTTTTTATAAATACATCATATGTTTACATTTGAGCAACTATTTGAGGCAGTCAATCCCAACAGAAATCCAAGATTCAAACTTGATGTTGGTGATACAGTAGTTGTAAAAAACATCATCACGACTGCTGGCTATGAGCCCAAGAAGAACCAAAGCATGGCAGGCAAGCAAGGCACTGTGATAGCCAGATATCCATACAGCATGAGTCTTAAAATTGGTGTAGACTTTGGAGATGGCAAAGAATATAAATTCACCTCCCAATACTTGGAGCGTGTAATGCAGCCAGATGATGCAGTGCCAGTTGACAAAAGAATAGACATCTTGGATAAAGCTGTATCCAAAAGTGCAGGCATCATAGAAAAATTTGATGCACAAAAACATCAACAAATAAGTGACAACAATTTAGCATACATATCTGCTGTTGCAACTGCTTTGGATCAAGCCAGCAAGAATATGACCTACACAGATGGTCCAGCAGCATTGAGCAGAGTAAAAGATAAAATCACAACAAATGCATCTGGTTTGCAGCCTGTATTTGTTGTAAATTTTCCTAGTAATTTGATTTTTCCATTTTATGCAGTGGGTGTTGCTGATGAACAATATGCTGCAAAAAATATTGCAATGTATGCAGCAGCATTGTCACTGCTTGATGTCTCACTTGCAACTGATGCAGCAGTGCAGCCATATGGAGATTACATCATGGTAAAAACAGGATCACAAGGCTGTTCAATTGTCTTTTATCAATACCAAAATCAATTTACTATATCATCACTTGGCCCACAGGCTGGTCATGGTGCCAGTTTATTCAAACCATTTGCAAGCAGAAATTTTAGATATTATTACAAAAATGGAGTTCAACAAGATAAGAATTTGGCTGGTACATTGATCAAACACTTCTTTGGTTACTCTTACACTTTAAATTCAAAAAACATTGTAAATCATTTGCGTGTAATGGTGTCTCAAATAGTTGATGTGGATTACTCTGTTGCAGCATCACGTTTCAAAGACACAATTGCATCATACATCAAATTCATCAAAGAATCAATTGCCAAGCAGCCTATGTTTCTTGGACAGTATCATGGCATCAAAGCTTTTGGACCTGACTTGATTCTCAATTTTGATCATGGAAAGTTGCAAAGCACACAACAAGATCCCAGTGTCATCATGAGAATTGCACCAGATGCAGAAGCATTGTTGTGGATTGATGGTGAAGAGTACAATGAAAACAGACAACCCAATGCAGTGTTTAAATTTGGTTCAGATGAATATTTTTCATACACATATACAAACAACTATTCATTTATTTTTACACAACAAACAAAACAGCAAATAAAACAACAAAGTACACATTCCATAACATCTATAATAGGCAACACTCTGGGTAATTTTGATGGTGAATTAACACAATCTTCTGTTGCTGATGCTGCTGCAATTAATATAGTTGTATTTAAAACTAAAGATTTTACACAGCTGCAGCAATTGAAATTTTTATCGTCATTCAAAAAAATCAATGACAAAAAAACAATCATTATAGCACAAAATGGTTTGAATAAAATGTTGAGCAGCAGAGTGAGTGATGCGAATATGCGCGGACTTTCTGATGCAGTTACAATGTATTTGCAGTTAAAAAATCAATGCAGCTGGCCAGATTCTGATTACATATGTTTAGCAGTTGATTACATTGGATATGGAAATAATGATATTGCATATGCATTATTTCCATCCAGCATAATTCAAACAGTTGAAGAATACAAACAATTTAAATCGCAATTGAGACAAGACATTGGAGATGATCTAGCTGATATTGGTGATATGTTTTAATAAATAACTATTATGATTTCTGATCTGTCAAAAATATATGAAGCATACTGCAAATATGCATCTCGTAAAATGCTTTTTGAATCCAATGATGCACTCATGGATGAAGCAAGTAAACCAGTTAGTCCAGAAGAAGCTGCAGCACTAGAAAAAAACTGCCGCGATAAATTTCTTGCTACATATTTGTTTTTGAGAAGAACAAATCCTTTCTTTGCAGTGTTTGCAATGAAGTGCACTTTCATATACTTGCCACCTGGCAACAACAAAGGAGTCAATACCATGGCTGTAACTTACACTGGTACAACCATCATGATCAATACTTTCTTTGGTTCCAAAGTGTTGACACAAGAAGAATTTGATGGTGTTGTTGCTCATGAAGTTTATCACATCATGTCACAATCATTGGTGCGCATTGGCACTCGTGATAATCATAAACTGTGGAACATTGCAACTGACTACATCATGAATCTTGAGTTGATTCGTGCTGGCATTGCATTGCCAACAATGGGATTAGTACCTGAACTCGCAAATCCTAAAGATTATAGTAGTGATGCAACTGCTGATATAACCTTCATCATTGATGTTAATAAATTTAAAGATTATCTCAATACTGCTCCAAAATCAGCCATCAAAGATTACATCAAAAAACATACCAAAGTTGTGATTGTCAAAATGCCTGTAGATGTTGCTATAAGCAAGGGCATCATTAATGCTGCTCCAGCTGGACAACAAGGTGGCACAGTGCCTGCTGAGCGTGTCTTAGTTGATATAACCAAGATGACACAAGAAAACTTG